GTACCAGCCGCGCCATTAGCAACTTCAGTGCTACTGGAACCATGACCACCGCCAGATCCACCGACCTGACCAATGCCCGTACCAATTTTACCGCCACCACCACCGCCGATTGCAGTTAATCCAAACACAGTTGAATTAAGGCCATTATTAGCGTCAGTAGCACCAGTCCCAGATGTTCCAGCCCCGCCAGTTCCAACAACTACAGTATATGCAGTTCCCGCAGCCGCAGAAAATGTCCCAGTCAAAAGACCGCCAGCACCACCGCCACCAAAGCAACCACCACCGCCGCCAGCAACAACAAGATATGTTACAGGAGATGGGGTCGGAGTTGTAATTGAATTAGAGGCTGCCGATGCCGCACTGGTTCCAACAGTGTTTGTTGCTGTAACTGTAAATGTATAAGAAGTTGTTCCAGCAAGCCCTGTTACGGTGATTGGCGATGACGCACCTGTAGCCGTAATTCCACCGGGACTTGATGTAACCGTATATGTCGTAATAGTGCTTCCATTGTTTGTCGTTGTAGGCGTAAACGCTACGCTTGCATTTGACCCAACAAGAGTTGCAGTTCCAATTGTCGGAGCATTAGGAACAGATGGAGTTTTGAAATATGGACCAGTGCTTACAATGCTCGTCCCAATTGCATTAGTGGCAGTCAACGTAACAGAATAAACTGCGCTGTTAGCCAATCCAGTAATAGTCAATGGAGATGACAAGCCACTTGCTGTTCCAACAACAGTGCTTCCAAGATAGACTTTTGCAGTTACAGATGTAACAGGACTGCCACCATCAAACCCAAGGGTAAACGGCACTTGTATTGACGAAGTGCTAGATGTGACAGATGTAATAACAACAGTCGATGACATGCTCACTTGCGAGCCAACAGATCCAACTGTTTGCCCAATGGAAACTGTGTAGGTTCCTGTCGAGCCAGTAGTTCCAGTCAACTGAGCAGTGATAATTGTGTATTGTGCAACGCCTGTTCCAGAAATAACCTGCCCAACTGCCAATGTGCCAGCAGAAATAGCAGAAACAGTCATCGTCGATCCGCTAATATAAGCGGTAAATGATGCTGAATTAGCAAAACTTGGTGGGTTAGGCTTGGCTGGAGATGGCGTTACAGGCCAACTTACATCACCTAAATATTGCTGCTGTTCGTTTACAGACCAGACCCCAGTCGCAACAGTTGTTGTCGGACTGTTTAATGGCCCAATGATCCCACCGTTGCCTTTACGCATTAGCTGATAACCTCGTAAGAACAAACTGCCTCAAGTTTTGTAGCACTATCAGCGGTCAATCGAAGCGCATCACCTTCTTCAAGATAGATTGCTTTGGACAGAACATCCAAAGTTGATCCTGCTGGAATAGAAGTTTGATACAACATGCTATACGCAGTAGATGACCGAAACAAATCAACTGTGACTTTGTAAGCAACAGATGTGTCTTTGTTACCTACATACAAAGCGTTGACTTTTACAACAGTCCCCGATGAACCAGCATTGGAAACAATAGCTGTTGCGCTTGTTCCTACCGCCTGAACAGCAGTCTTGCCCGTGATAGTTGTTACGTTAACAATATTAGGAGCAGCCATAATTTAACCTCCAAAAACAATTGACATAGCAATTGCCTTTCCTGTTGAAGCAGCCCACGGTGCGCGAGCAATATCAAGTGTACCAGTTGTGATTGAGCCAGCATCAATAGCTGCAATTGAAAATGTCCCGTATCCTACAATGTCTACGTTATCACCTACAGTTGCGCCAGTCACAAGAACAATAGATGTTCCAGTTGAATCAGAGAAATCTGTTGTGCGAACAAGTTTTACACCGTTGCGGTATACGTCAACATATCCAGAATCATACGTTGCAGAGAATGTTGTCTGCCCAGAAGTTGCTACATATGAATATCTTTGAGACGTTCCGTTTACAGAAGATCCAGCATCTTGCCAGACAGTGCCGTTATACACCCGCATTTTGGTTGACGATGAATTGAAATAAAGTGCGCCAGTCAGAAGCGCATTTCCATCATTATCAACGGAAGGATCAGAACTCTTAGATCCAAGATAGCGATCATCAAAAGCATCATAACTAGCAGCAGCCGCAGTAGCAGAAGCCGCCGCCGCAGTAGCAGATGTCGATGCGTTCCCTGCACTGGTCGAGGCATTGGATGCAGAAGTTGATGCAGCCGATGCGCTAGAAGATGCGGCAGAAGCTGAACTGGATGCAGCAGATGCAGAGGCCGCAGCGTTAGTTTCAGAATCGGCAGCAGACGCGGCATCAACTACCAAGTCCCATTTAGCTGTGTCAGCATTGCTTGAGATAGGAGCAGAGCCTGACGAGGTGTGCGATGTATTACAGAAATAGACGTTAGAGTTAACCGGGTCTTTGACCAGATCACGGTAGTTATAAGCAGTTGCAGTAGTCCACGATCCTGCGTAGCTACCAACTGTTGCGGCAACTGTAGGGATACCGTTCTCATCAAACGCAAGCACTTTGCCAGCGCGTTGTGCCGATGGTGGCATAACCATGTTAAGAGTGCCGCCGTCCTCGACCGATTCCAGATCATAAGGAGGAGCCTTCAACGTGCGCTTGTTTTCCTCGGCAAGCTGCTGAAGCATAATGATCTGGCTATCAAGCTGCTCGTTCAATGCTGATGCGTTCAGATCACCAGCAGTAACAAAATCTGTCGTGCGCTGGATAGTACGAGATCCGATGATCGTAATCTTATCAGAGCCAGTGGCTGCTGATACCAGAGTAACACTACCAGTGCCATTCGCGCTGCTAATCGTTACAGTGTAATCAGTTGTTAGCGTCAGTTTGGTAGAGTTTTTATAGACAGCAATGTCGGTCTGACTGATCACCGGGAACGTAAATGCGTAGGGTCCAGTTCCAGCGGAACCAGAGTAGACTTTGCGCCGTGTTACCGCTGTGATGTTATAGTCAGACATTGAAGCACCTCATACCTTCTTATACAGCAAAGTGTTGTTTCGTTCAAACTTGCTATCTTACATACTGGCTTGGCGGGAAGAGGAACGATTTGCCCTGCTCTCGCTTCGCTATCTCTTCCATCCTAGATAGGTAACCAGGATTCATTGACTCTTGCAGACGATAGGTAATCATATAGTCCAGTGCCATTCGAGTGTAGAACAGGTTGGCAAACGGCGTATTGTTAATCACCACTTTATAGGCATTTGCAGCAAGGTTCTCATCTTTACCAGTGATAGCTTGAGACTTTGCCTTACCAAAAAGATCAAGGACGCTTTCTACTGTACCCGCTGTGGGGCCGAGCATTGAACTTAATGGAGTATTGCCATAGCGATTCTTCATTTCTCCAAACATAAAGTCGCCGAGGATACCAGCACCACCGCCTTGCAGCATTGAGGCTTGCAACATCTTGGCATAATCAGCGGCAGATTCTGGCTTCTCAGTGTACCGACCACGCAGAAGATCTTTAGCATTGTAAGCAATATAACCAAACAATGTAGACCAAATAAACGATTGGGCTAGACCCATCATCTCACCATTTCCGCTTTTAAGCGCGTCTATTAAGCCAGCAGATGGGTCAGCACCTCTGCCATATACTTCACGCCCTAATACTTTTTGGACATATGCGGTCGGAAATGATTTAAATTGAGTAACAAATCGCAACAACTCTCCTACTGGAGTGCCAGGTTGAGTGCCCTGATTTAAAATAGAACGTGTTCTTGCATCTGGCTGAAGCACTGCAAAATCTGCACGGTCATGAAAGTATGCGCCAAACTGCGTTTTAATCTCATCTTTCAATTCATTGATGGCACGAGGCGAAACTTTGCCGCCAGCGTCTGTAATGTATTTTGCGAACATCTCGTCGGGAAGATCTTTAATAGCAGATGGCAAAAGATACTCTCGACCATCTACTGCTTTAGTCGCAGTTGACCTGATGATTTCCCAGCGACCAGCATCAATTCCATAAAGACTATAAACACGCTGCATATCAGAAGATAACTTTTCAAATGGCAGATCTTTTGACAGAGCAGAAATGTGCGACATCATGCGGATTGTCGATGACCGCAGCGTATCAGTCCACCAAGTTAGACCGTTCAGTTTAAAAAAAACTTGTTGTAGTTTTGACATTGCCCCGGGAAGATTATCATCCCCAGCATATCGAGCACCTGACATTGCACCGCGCTGTGCATCTGTCCATACCCCAAGACCAGCGTCAACTATTGCAAAATCTTTGCCGCGTTGCCCAGATCCAAGGCTGACGATTGATTCTGCAAGAGCAGAAGTAGGGCTATGGCCTTGATACGCCATTTCAGACATAACGCTTGAAAGGTCAGTTATTGACGCGAAAACAGCAGCACCAAGTTTAGATGTTGTTTGTATGAATCTAACTCCTGATCCAACATTAGCTAAAATGCCATCAACAGGAATCCGCGATGTGCCATCAACCTCAGCAAAAACATTGTTAAGGTAGCCATTCGGTTTAGTTGCTTCTCGCAAAATACGAAGTTTTTCTGGCTCCCCTTTCATTGACATGGTGAGATATTCAACAATTCGATTAAAATTATCGCTAGGATTTGGACCAAGTTTACTCATCAACCCAATGTTCTGAGCAGCCGTGTTCATTGAGTGCGTAACTGCATCAGCAATAGTTCCAACACCATACTCTCGGTGATAATCAAACCAGTTATCAGCGTCTTTAAAATGCAGCACTCGCTCTTGACTAACTTTCTTTGCAAGGTTTGCAGTGCCGCCTTTAAAGCCAGTGACTTCCTTTTTATATTTGAGGTGAACGCCACTAACAAAGTTATCATAGATCTTGCCAAGGACTTCTTTTGGATCTGCTCCATCCTCAAAGGTCCGAGCCATGTCCAGCTTTTCAATAATGCCACTGACCCAAGTGTCTTTGCCAGCGCGACGAATCTTGTCTGAACTGTGAGACTGACGCACGATGTAGCCGACTTGCTTGTCAACTGCACCGCCATGATCATTGTATTTCATGCGGATTGTTTCCTGCCATTTATTAATGACTTCCGCAGTTTTCATAACCTCTGGTAGCCCTTTAAATGGAGCAGCCGCCGGGTTATCAATTGTCTCTAATGCACGGGAAATGTCGCGGTCAAACTCACCAGATGTAAGGATATGCAACGTCCCGGCATTATCTAAATCGGCAATAAATCCACGGCCCCACTCTGTTAAAAGAGTATGCTGCCTTGCTGCTATACTATCACGAGAGCCAAGTTTAACCGTATTGACACCAGTCAGAATAGATTCCAATCCTTTCTCTGGTGCATTGGCAAAGTTATTTTTAATGTACTCTAATGCTTCAGTGCGCTTGATAAACGAGATTGCAGCATTGCGCTTCTCGATCTTGGCAGCACGAATCAATTGCTTGGCAAGTTCACTAGCGGCATCGCGGATAGCAACGTCTACTGTATCAAGAGAGTTCTTGGCACGAGCAATCTTTTCGCGCTTCTGCACTTCTTCAAAGATCATTTCCGCTTCATCGCTGCTGAGTGCGCGGCCTACTGCTGTTTCAACTTCAAGCAGACAATCTGTAATAGCCATTGTTAGCCCCTTCTAATCGAACAAGTAGCGGCAGCTTCAATGCCTCTAGATATATCTTCAGCGTCTTTGACCAGCAAATTATAGCCTTCAATATCTTTAGCCAGCTCCTTTTCAATGCCAAGAGTAGCAGCAAGACTATCTGCCTTTTGTATATGATACTCAATGTCTGCATCAACAGCGGCTATATCGTCTACTTTAACAGACTTTTCTTCAAGGTATTTAGTTGCAGCAATAGATGATTCCTGATCAGACAAACGGTATCTACCAGGTTTATATGACTGCCTGATTGCCTCTTGCAGCCGAGTTAGATCCTCTGGTGCAGTTTGCTTCATCATGCTGGTATCGGTAAACCGATTGATGTGTGATACGTCAAACGACACAAGATCAGGAGAGTGCTTGGCAGCGGACACAAACTCTGGCGATGCGTTATCAACCAAAGCCCACTTCATCTCGTCATTGACCATGATAGGCACAGCAGAATAATTGCCGTCCTGTAAAGCCAAGATGGAATCTGTCGCCTTCAATGCAGCGCGTTCATTGTCAAACAGGAATACGTTGCCGCTAGTGTCTCTGGCTGGCTGCTCTGGAAACTCCCGGCGTAGAATGAACTGCCCATCAGGTTGCTTGGCAATCTCCATGCGCTCATCACTGCGCCGCTCAATAGTTTTCTGGAGCTTCTCTGCTTCTTCGAACGTAGCAAAGACAGTCGGTGTGCCATCGTTTTTCAGCGCAATAGCAGTTGTACGGTTGCCATTGGTTACATTAGCAGATGGGCCAAATGCGCCAAGTTGCAAAAACGGTGCAGGGTCAGTTGGATTGACTGGCAGCTTGACCTCAGTGAACGGAGTCATTGAAGTGCTAGTCAACAGACGGTCTTTTAACGGGGCAAACTTAGGATCTAGATGCAGGATAGCTTCAACATCGATCTCTTTGCCGCTCATGGCCTGAGAGATGGCGGTCTTTAACGCTTGCTGCCTAGTACTAGCATCGAGCATATTGATTGTTTCGCTCATCTTGCCAGTAGGTTTAGTCGTATAAGCAGAGCCGCCACGAGACAGAGCGTCCCCGATAGCCCCAGCACCCATGTGCAAGCCACCGCCAAAGAGACCACCAAAAGCTAGGTTCTCAATGGAGTTAGTCATATTGTAGTCTGCTTGCTCATAGATAGCAGCACCAGCAACAAATGGCTCGATGACAGCGGCGCCGACTACACCTTCCATTACGCCTACACGACCGCGGACCATTGCGCGTCCCACAGCACCACCAGCATTTTCAATAAGAGCTGTGTACCGTGTTGCGCCAACGACTGGAATAAATGCAGATGCTACGTTTAACGGGTCGATTAAAGACGCGCCAAGAGCCGTTGCCAGTTTTGCCGTAGTCGGAAAGAATCCATCAGGACTGCGAGATAATGTATCTTGAATCCTAATTTCGTTCTGCTTGCGACTAATTAAAATATTTAATGCCGACTCTCGGATGCCTTCTTCTGGAACTTTTAGATCAAAACCATACTGTTCAATCTTTTTCTTGGCATCCGAGGGTGCAATTAGAGGAGAATCCTCATTACGGTAGGCAGCAAACAATTCGACGGCACGATAGATAGATGGCAAAGGGCTGCGAAGCAAAGTTTCTTCTGCCGTCATGCCAAGCGCAGTTGATAAAGCAGTAGGCTGCTCTTCAAAGTATGACTGTCTATCAGATAACGTGCCGATTATTGGCATTATTTTATCCCTGGCAAAACTTGAGGTCGAGTAATTTGGCTGCCAAACTGGAACACTGGCCTCATGACCTCAGTAGATAGATCATCCCAACTCATTACAAAAGGTATGGTTTTTAGTTCTCCGTCTGGTTGTCTAATTTCGCGCAAAACTTTAGCACCAGCTCCATTCATCAAAACAAGCCCATCGCGGTCATCAGGGTTATTTACCCATCTACCACTGTCGCGCAGACTTTCAAGGTAAACCTTTCTTCTTTCCTCATCACTCATACCTGTAGCCTCACGCATAATAGAATCTGGAATTTTAATATTATATTCCCCTAAATAATACTTTAGTTCATTTGCTGTTTGTGCAATTCGGTTTGCATTTCTTATGTTTGATGGCACACGAAATGTGTCGTGGAACGAGTATCGTGATCCTAGTATTTCTTTATAAGCCTGTGCTACTGCTTCATTTGGTAATACACCCGTTATAACATAGCCTGTTGCAAGAGTTCTAATCGCATTGTTGTATGAAGCCGATACAGCAGGAGCGTCTTGTAATGCAGCAATTGATGCCTCAAATGGATTCATTACTCTGTTTAGGGCTTCATTAATATCCTTTGCTTTTGCAGAATTTTCTTTCCGCCAAACATTAATCCCCTCTTCATTCGGTTTTGTGCTTAGGTTAGCTAGCGTTTCTGCTGCGGTGCGTTGTAATATATCATCCATCCCCGCAATAATAACAGCAGTCGGAGGAAGGTCTGGTTGCAACTGCTTCATAACATCAGGCCATGCTTTGCCGAACAGGGCAGCTTTTTCTTGCAGCCATTGTGTTGCAAAAGCTCCGCCTGCCGTTGTTTCTTTCCACTCAGCAATAAGACTATCTACTTCTCCCCTTGGTAGAATCTTAACAGCAGAATTTGGAAGACCAAGATAAACTTGTGCGTTTGTCATAACGTCAGCATAATTTTCGTATGCGGCTACCCTTTGTTTAGGAGTAAGATTGTTTGCAATGGCATATTCTCTGCCTGTTTTTTCAAATGCGGCTTTGACTTCTGGTAGCTGCATTGCAAATGGGGCTGGGTCTTTTTCAAGAATTTGATTTCTTGCAGCAATCATCCTATCAAAAATATCTAGTTTTCTTTTGCGATCAGAAGACTGCTCTAATGGAGAATCTTTAAATTCTTGAGCAAGTTGGCGGCGCTTTGCAGTCACTTCTTCATAAGACCGATATTTATTTTCTGTCCATACTTGATGTGTTTCTGCTGCCGTCGAAATTTGCGACCATATTACTTCTCCACGAGCGGGATCGTTTATAAAAGTTGCGGCAACTTGTTCTTTTGTAGGTAGAATAGCAAGATCTAATGATTTTCCGCTATCTATAGATGCCATTATATTGTCAGACAACTTACTTAGTCTTGCTTTTTCACCAGAAAGGCCACGGTTTTCTTTTGATTCATACTTATTAATCTCGCCTTCAAGAGCTTTAATAATGTCAAAGCGTTGATCTCTATTTGCTGTAAAAAACGCATCGTATTGTCCAGTTTTTAAACTTTCGACAATTGGTTTCAACTCATCTTCAGATTTAGCTTTGACAATTTTATCGACAACAAAACTCTTGAACTCAGATTGAATCCAAACAGGCAGGTTTTTTAATGCTTCTTTTCTAGCAGCTTTAGGCAAGCCATTAATTTGGCTCTCCGCTTTAGCATAGACATCATCGATTTGTTGTTGGACTGTATGGACTATAGCTCCATCCCCACTTTGAATAAGCTGTGGTCCATTTTGTGCAATAAGGTTTGTTAAGTTTTTAACTGTTTCTTCAGCCGCCTCGGCAGCCTTAACACCCTGAGCAGCAATAGCATCAGATGTAGCCTTCTTAGATGCAGCAAGGAACATCTTATTGCCGTGCAGAGCAAGATCAGCCTCGACACTACGGGCCATCACTGGGTCAAACTCTTTCAGTGCGCCAGAGTAGCCTTTAGCAAGAGCATTAACGCGAGGGATTACATCATTGGCTGATACTCTACCAGCGGCAACATCGCGCTGGATAAGACCCATTTGGAGTTCGGCATCAACGGCAACATTCTTTGCAGCAATGCGGCTTGCAGCTTGACTAGCAGCCTTACCAAAGTAGGTACGGGAATCGCCGATAGGTGCAACTGGCTGGTTGAGTTTACGCGCCTCAGCAATCTGCTCTGGAGTTGGAGCGTTCTCAGCACCATACTTCTCACCTTCAGCAGTTGCTGCTGTTGCTGCTTCTTTAAAGAATGATTCAGACATCCTATCAAGGACTGCGCTGATAGTATCAAACCCGCGTGTAGCCTCTCCACGGCTAGGAAAATCTAACCCGCGAATCCCGCCGCCAACTTCAACACCAACATTCTGATACCTAGGAAGAGCCATTTTGATACCTTAAAGAATTGGGTTGTAATAAGAAGATCCACCAATGGATGGGGTCCAATTGTTGCTTACGTTTGTACCAGCCAAACTAGTTTCCCCAAATGGCGCACCGCCAATAGCTGATGCTGACACCAGGCCAGAGAAGATGCCGCCAACACCCTTAGCGATACCAGCAGTGTAGGCTTGCTGACCCATCATGCGATAGATACCAGCCTGTGCAACACCCTGCTCACGAGCCAGTGCAGCGTTAGTAGCGGTCATATTAAACTCACCAAAGCCCTGCCCGAACGCATAGGATGTAAGATCTGCTGCCGAGCCAGAGAATGGATCAACCGAACCAGCACCAGCACGAGCAGCAATAGCAGCGGCAGTCATGTTGGTCCGTTCCAGAACAGCCACACCCTGTTGCTTGTATTTCAACTCTTCAGCCTGTGCGCGAAGCTGTGCCTGTTTAGCCTGAGCATCGTACATAGCTTGCTGCTGCCCACCACTAGCAAATGCTCCAACAGCGGAGGCTATAGAAGCGATAGATCCAATCGCGCTCATAACCCCCGATGTGGCTGCTACTGCGCTGCCCATGCCCATTGCGCCGAGAAGTGGTGCTGCTAAAAACATACTATTGCCCCACGCTAACTTTGTAATCCAAGAAGAGGAGCGTCATCTTCAATGGAATAGGTTGAGTGATAGTGATTGAGCCATCATAGTCGAAGCCAAGCAGCGGTCCAACGGTCTTGAGACCAGTGTATTCTGCTACAGGGGTATCAAAAACTGCGCTATCGAATTTCCTGAACTGGACCTCTTGCCCGGCAATAGACGCAGATTGAGTCTTGTAGAACTCAGCGTTCACTTCAATGATGCGCTTCTTGAATCCACGCAAGTTACCGCTTTGCAACCGAGGCTCAACTGGCATAGTGGTAATTTCAACATTGTAGTTCAAGCCTACTTGGTAACTGGTCGTAGACGAGCGACTAAATGTTACAACACCAGATCCATTGGCTACCGCATCAGCAAGCACCACGCCATCAGCAATGACCTTACATGTCTTGGCAGCAAGGTTAGCAGCCGTGACAGATGCCGCCGCGCCACCAGAGACTGCGTTATCCAAGGTCAGAGTGCTGTCAAACCGCTCTACAAAGTACTTGGTTGAACCATTGATGGTGCGCTGCACAATGGTATAGATGGTATCAACATCCACGCCGACAGATTTGAACAGGCCATCAGTGACGAACTCACTCGGTGCAATCACTTGCTGGGAGCGCAGCATGGAGAAGCAGACCATTGTGCCGTCATCACTATTGATGATTAGCAGTTGGTCAGATTCATCCGTTGAAGTGGCTCGGCGAATAGCAATGTCAGTAGGATTCTTCAGCAGATGCGATGATAACAGAGAGATCTTATTAGAGACATATGCTGCCTGAGTGTCGGTATAGACAAACTCATTGACTGCCTTGCCCTGCCGCTGGATAAAAAGCGTCCCTGACTCCAACCCTTGAGGCCTTATCTCTTTCTTGCAGCCATTGAGTGTAGCAATCTTAACAAAGAAGTTGCTCGGCGTGATAGGGTCCATCAGGTTCTGAGGCACATAGAACTCAGCACCAGTGGTAAAAAACTGCAAATCCCGCCCAGAGTAAGTATGCACAATTGAGTTCAACTGAGCCGTATCGACCGTTGCCTCAACCGCATCATCGTCTAGGACAGTACCAGGATCAAAGTTAAAGTAGTCCCCAACACGACTGCCCCATACAGTAGCAGGACGAGACTTAGAACCACCAAAGAATAGACGGCCTTGGTGGAATGTAACAGAACGAGGATAGCCTCGTGTAGCGGACCAAACATGCTCATACCCACTCTCAATTTCCCATTCACCAGAAGCATATGCAGTGGTTTTATTGAATGGAATAATCGTTTGAACAGTCACTTTAGACGAAGATACATATCCAATGATACGAGCGCGACCGTAGCCATACCCTTCTTTAATCTGGATATATTGCTCAACGGCTGCCGCAGAGAACGCACCGCCACCAGCAGTTACTTCTGTTGTCCCGTCTTTAGCAGCAGGAGTCAGGCTATGCGCTGGAGAAGTTAGCGTAATTGTGAACGCATGATTGGGATAATGGTCAATCGTCAGCGCACTAAACGTCCAAGATGCATCAGTTGCACCACGGACCAGTTTCTGTGGAGGCAGATCCTCATGCACTAAGAGTAGTGTATCAGCCGATTGCGCCCAGTTAATGGTGGACAGCATGGCTGATGTGATTGTTGATGCGGCGATGTATGGGTTACCAGTTCCATTTATGTTTGTAATTAGTGCGCCATTCTTAAACACATAGATGCGCTGATGGGTAAGCGCAAACATGTAACTGTCTGATACGCTAAACTCAAATGGAATAAGGATAGCACCATCAGACGCATTGGCTGGAAGTTCTGAAACGTAACGCAGACCAGGACGGCGCCGAACTCCACCCTGTGGAATCACCGTAACATTGGTAGCTTTCTTCAGAGCAGAGTAATACTGGGCCAGATCAATACGACCGCGAATGAGCGGATCGACTTCACCAACCGAGAAATTAGTCTGGATCTGGATTAAGCGAGACATTAGAACCTCACGCCAGTAAGACTAAAGTCCTCTATCATCTGGTTGGGCTGGTTAGCACCATCAATGTTCATGGCTTGACGAAGATAGCCACCACGACCGTTCTCTTGAGGTGTGCCAACAGCAATGGCTTGCCAATACTGACCCTTAGTGAACTGGTCAGTGACTGGTTCTGCAAAATGCCAAGCGAGATAGTACTTCAAGATCTGAACGAAATACGAAGGAAGCCTATCTTCTGGCGTGTCGAACTGATAATCCGCGTAACATGCTTCATAGTTCGTCAGCACCTTATCCTCGAACACTTCCCATTGGGTAACAGGACGCGCACCGTAGGATGGCGAGTTAAACAAAGCACGAGGGCCGATGATCATGTCGCCGGGCAATTGATACTCATACCGCCATTCAGAGACGGGAGTGTTCAGAGTGCGAGCGAGTTGGACTTTTTTAAAACTGAATGACCACGGATACAGGGTCAGAACAAGAATCTTGATGTCATTGTAGAGGCGATCTGCAATCTGGGCAGAGTCAGAGCCATCACTAAACGACGAAACTGGAGCGGCCCCCAGCATAAGTAAAGCATCGTTACAGATTGTCAGCTTGGAATCGCCCGATGCCATTGGTCACCTCATAAGGGGAAAGAGTAGGGAGATTCCGCCCCCTACTCCTGTAGCATATTAGTCGGTGTCGGTAGCGGAAACGGTCGTGCCATCCGCAATGTCAACCACACCGCTCGAATTGCTGTTCACATATGTGATAACCAGCGAAGGAGTTGTGCTGTCGTACACAAAGATAACATCGCCAACTTTCAGCAACGTCGAAAGCGAATCGAAGTAGCCAGAAGAGTTGATTGTTGCCTGAGTATCAGCCGACTTGTAGCTGTACAAAGAAGGCGCATTGCCCGATTTGTTAGCTGCGATGGTATTCCAACCAGTCGATGAAAATGCCATTGTTCAAATCTCCCTATCAGGATTCGCGGCAGGTGATTTTGACGATACCTTCATCGTCAATGGCAACCGCACCAGCAGAGAACATGCTGTTCACGAGGAACGAAGTCTTTTCTGGAACGTAGTTGATCTCGGTCTTCTGAGCCATACCGATACCCATGCCGACTGCGTCCTTGTGGAAAGCGTAGCAAGTACGATCCAACGAGCCGTCAACTGGCAGACCGCCTTCAGCGCGATCACCAAGGGTGACGAACTTGAAGCCGAGGAAGGTATCAATAGAACCAGACACCAGAGCCTGAACCGAGTTGAAGTCGGTCGAGGTAGTCTGAGTTTCACCGAGCAGACCTTCAAGACCAGCAGCCGAGATAATCATCACACGGCCTTCAGCAGGAACATTGTTCTGATCAAGCAGCTTCTTGGCGCGGCGAAGTTTAGCAACGTTCAGGTTCGAGTCGGTTGCGCCGATGTCGTTCGAGACGGTCAGCGAAGTCGAAGAAGCAGACAGAGCGTCAAGGACCAACTGATCCATACGGCGACCGATTGCGTTCGAGACAACCATTACGAGTTCACGGCGTTCGTCGAAGTTTACTTTAGCCTGATGGAAAATGTCGCTATATTCAGCAGCATTGTAATCAGACAGAGTAGCAGTAACCTGAGAATAGGTCACGTTCAGTGGGGTAACATCCGACTGGGGAATACGGATCGTAGCCGAACCCTTGCCGATTTTTGGGAACTTAACGGTAGAACCTTCAACACCGTTGCGCTCGCGGACCAGACCACCCAAGGAACGCATCCCCTGATAAGCCTGTTTTACTTCCGCGTCGAACAGCGTAACAAAGGCGTTTGAGATGCCCTGAGCCATCTGTATCTCCTTGAGTTGTTAATCGCTTTACGGTTAAACGCCGAGGTTGTCCTAGTGGGCCGCGACTTGAGTGTAAGGTCTCCACCTCTTATGCCCGGCTATGTAGGATAGTTATCAGGCAGACAGAATATAATCCCATCTGCCTAATATTGTCAAATCATCCAAATGCTTTCTGGAAAAGCGTCTCGACTTGGCGGGTATAGTTCTTGTCTTTACCATACCGTTCGTCACCAACCATCGCATAGAGATCATCTTTGGATGGCATACCATCAGATGCAGCCACACCAGAAGTCGGGATAGCCATTTCACCTGATGCCTGACGGATCTTGTTCATAGCGGACACAAAGTCAGCACTGGTTGATGCGCGAGCAATAGCGTTGGTCTCTGATTCACTCAGGACCGAGCGTGATAGTTTGCCGAGCCACTGGTTGTTGGCCTGAATAATGTCATTAGCGCGTGGACCTAGCTTCTTAACCTCGGCCTCACGGTTTACTTTGACGTTTTCAAACGCTGCACCAGCTTCTTCCAGATAGATCTTGGCAAGCTCTTCAAATGATTCTTGAGAGATTCCAAGCTCTTTAGATTTGCTGACATACTTCTGGAGAAGGTCATCACCCTCTTCAACACCGACAGACTTAAAGACTTCCAGATCATACTTGCCATCCGCTGGAGCCTTATGCTTGCCCTGCGACATTTTAGTCCGCAGTTCTTTGTAAGCAGTTGCCAGCTTCTCAACATCTGGACCTTCCTTTTCGTCCCAAAACTGTTCTGGGAAAAAGTCTGGGCGCACCCATTCCTCTTCTTCAGTATTCGTAGTGTCCTCCGCGGTAACCGCATTAGGATCTACTTCTTTGTGGGAAACAGTTACCTCATCAGGCTTTGCTTCCTCGGTAGTTGCCGTTAACAGGCTCTGGTTGTCGCTGGTATCAGCGGCCTGAGTTGTCTGTTCTTCTGTCATTTATTCCTCGCTCGTTTAATACGCTCTTCAATGTTACGGACAATCGAGTTTTGACCTTCCCGAGCAAATCCATGCGATGCTTCCTCGCCGGGATACCATGATGGTTGCTCAATTGTACGCGCTCGAAGATCGGCTAATACCTTCCGACCTTCATCAGACCCAAAAACGTGAGCGTATATAGCGTCTAGGTCCGATTGCTTGTTGATCCCACCGTCGATTGGCTGGGCAAAGTCGTTGATAACATCCCAATTATTCATGTTACATCGCTCCTTGTGGCGGCATCCCTTGTTCTGGAGCCTGACCCTGTTGCATTGCCTGTGCTTGCTGCGCCAGTTGCTGCATTTGCTGCATCATCATTTGTCGTTCTTCTGGTGAGGTGAGAAGAGAAGTAGGGACACCCAGACGATTAGCAATAAAGTCAATAACCGCATCCTTTTTAAGAGCCAACTGAGCCTCTGGCCCCATACCACCAACGACTTGCATGAATTGCAGGACATCGTTCACTTCATCCATGTTCTGCGCCTGAGCCAATGGTGAGATCGGCACAACCTTTACTTCCTGACCGTTAACTTTCAACGGCATGTCAATCAAGCCTTGGTCATCCATGATAAACAGGACGCGGTTAATGATTGGAATCATGGCTTCCGTGATCAAGCGACCAAATGCCGAGCCAAGGTTCTGACTCAACTCTTTCATACGCTGCACGATCTCGGTAGCCGACCGAGCAGACATGTTATCTGGCGGCAGACTATCATCAAGCAGCGTCTTTTTGATGTTCATCCGCAGATCAGGGATGATGATATTGCTGACATTGAAGTCTGCTGCACGAGGGAGAGGCTGAAGGCTAGGACCAGTTGGGCCACCGTTACGGGCCACAGGAATGATAGCACCAGGCTGGATGCGGATCGTCTGAGGGTTCAAAACACCATCGTCTGCTGCTGTATATACGCCAGCAATAGCCAGAGATGCGTTCTTCAGCACCAGTTCCAGCACCTTATTAAGCGTCTTGATGTCAGGCATGGCAGAAAGCAAAGGCCCACGACCGTAAACTTCACCAGAGACCTTCATAAATCGCGCAACGATCCAAGGACTGATCTTCATCGTGCGATAGACCAGTTCCTCTTTGCTCTTTTCATGGATCACATGGTAGCAATACACGCCAAGATCCTTGTTATAGACCGTAGCCTCCAGCAGATTGATCTCGTCGGTGGGTTTACGCTGAATCTGATCCTTCAGCACCGCTGGAATCTTGGCATCAGTCCACTGACGGTCGATAACCTCGCCTTTAATCCGTAATTTACGGTAAACATTGTCTACCGAACCATGCGGACCCTCTTCCAGAGCCACAAGATACTGCGGAACTGGGGTAAAACGGATAGGTGCGGTCTCATCGCCGGGCTGAATCAGCATAACAGCAGTGCCGACAGCCAGATCCAACAGGAACTCGGACATTGCCAGATCGAAATTGGTCTGCCGCATGATGTTGAACATGCGCTCGGTGTAGTTGTCTAATATAATCTGGACTTCTGAGGTGCGTTCAGTAGGGATAGCGGTCCCTGCTTGCAGTCTGCACCACACACGATATGGAGGGAACAGCCCTGATTGAATCCTGTTCGCAAATCTCTGCGTAGAATCAATAGCAGTCGAGTCATAGACCTTCTGCATTTTATTCTGGCCAGGCGTACCACCTTCATAATTGCCATCGTACAGGTTCCGCTGTGGGAGAGCATACTCATAGCACTCCTGATAGATTGCTCGCCATTCATCCTTGCGAGCATTAGCCAGCGTGGACCGCTTAATGACTTCTTCAACCTTCATTCGTGCCATGAATATATTCCTTATTTGGCTTTCTGCTTCTGGGCCTTACCAGCGGCAGACAGAGCCATAGCAATTGCTTGTTTCTGTGGGTAACCCTTTTTCATTTCAGCCTTGATATTTGCTGAAACAACCTTTTGAGATGAACCTTTTTTAAGAGGCATAGCCCATTTCCTTCTTTTTCACTGGCATACCCATAGCTTCAGGAGCCATTGGGTTCTCTTCCATAGGCATAGAGTCTTTCTTCTTTGCCTTCATCTTCTTCTTCACCATTGCGTTGAACGCTTTAGCTTGCTTCGCCATCTTCAGTCTCCATTTCCACTTTCAGAATCAGTCCTTCATATTCTTCAGCCGTTCCGACAGACGCTTTGCTTTTGCCTTGGCATCTGCGGTGGATGATGCGCCCCATGCCCTGAGCGACAAGAGTTTGCGTGTCGGATTGCCCTTCTCGTCGTAGTCTGGGCCATCATTGCCAGCCATACGAGCCAAGAAACTAGCCTTCCTACCAAGATCAGCCCTGCTCTGCGGCGCACCTTTGACGGGAGCCTTCAGATTAGAGCCTTCCGTGCGCTTGAAGTAGGCGCGACCAGCGGCATTAAGGCCACCTTTGGGATCTTGATACTTCTTCGCAACCATTACTGAGGACCGAGTGTAGTCCCCAGACCCTGTTCTGCATTGGTGCGCTCAGGGCTGAGGAGTGCTTGCATACCGCCACGGCTCTGTGCAACACGACGAGCTTGCAACTGCTTTTGCTGATCAGCCTCTTTTTTGTCGAGGGATTTCTGTTGTTCAGCCATCAGTGCTTCCTGCTTGGAAGTGTCAGGCATTTTCGGTTTGGAAAAAAGACCGCCCATTATTTGACCCTCGAATAAAAGATGCAATCGCACCCGTCTGGAGTGTATTTGCGAACAAGCCCCTCATATTCGAAGCCAATAGTCCGCGCCCATTTAACAGCCGAAACATTATCACAGCGCACAACTATCTGCAATCTGTGCCAAATGAGGTTGTTTTCTAAACTATTAATAGACTTTCTCGATAATTTAGTTAACTTTATGGGGTTTTTCTTGAAGGTTGGTATATCTCCCATCATCCACAACTCATGGACGTTAGGCCAGATCTGCATTTCACCAAAAGAAATAACGGGCTTGCCGAGAAGAAGGATAGTCGCGGAGTATCCATTGTCTGCATAGTGCTGCACAGTCTGGGCAAAGTTTGGTGTATGCTTGATTGTCTTTTGCTGACCAGCATCGAGGTCCATCAAATGCAGATGTCCCCAGTGGAATGGCACTGCTCTACACTCTTCTGGTAGAATTTGATTGAGATGGTCGATAAAGTTAAAAGACATTGAAATCCAACGGGGCTATAACCTGGTGTTTAGGATGATGAGCAGTATGACCACGGGTAAGGTGACGAAATTCCCCTCCACCAAGCATAAGATAACCGTAAGCATCACCTACGTGCGAGTGCTCATTTTTATTAGGGGCGTCTCGAAAACGATCTGTGCCGCCTCCAACCCCTACGCGCTTAAAATGATACCCGCCCCCAAGGGCTTTTCTAACCCGAACACACGCTGAGTCCACCTGTAGTCCAGGCTTTCCATCAATCAGACGTTGCATTGGAGCAGCACCAGCTTCGCGTCGAACCATGAAGTCGTTGCTTTGAGTGGGCTGGGCGTTGAGGCCGAGGCTTTTCAGGTGCTGGAACGCAGTCACTTCAAAGATCCCGTCTCGCGCAATACCCGCAGGATCACCCCAGATGAAGATCTGAGCCTTTGGATAGCGGCTGTTTACGTCACCGATAAGGATCTGGGCGAAACGTTCCAAGCCCATGTCGAAAGATACGATTTCGTGCAGGATGTTCCACCTACCAGTTGGCAACCGCTGCCCAAAAACAGCAGCAGGAGTGAGACCAAAATCAAGGCCAATATGTAATGGTAGGTCTGGTCTATAATCAATCTTATCTTGGACCATTTGTGAGTCCAGATATTCCTGCCAGACAGACTTGCCTTCTTGAACGTAAACAAATTGACCTCCTACATAACACCTGATCCAGTCAAGATTCTTGCCGCCAAGTTGCTGTTCGTAGTAGCCGTTGACCAGGTTATCAATGTTCTCGGCAGCAGGATTGATCAGCCAGTGTTTGCCAGCGGCAGGGATGGCTTCTGGAGCATCGTGCATTACCTCGATCATGCCTGGTGGCTGCTTAAAGAACGTCCATTTATATTTCCCTTGGACAGTTTCCTTCTCGCTCAGTCGATACCACCAGTGGTCTGAATCCATTGGATTAGTATCAGCCCAGATCCCACGCCAAGGAGCACCACCATTAGCTCTAGTGGGATAGCGACCAACGCGGTGAGTAAGCCCTTGGACAACAGCCAGCGGTAGTTCACGCGCTTCATTGATCCATGCTCCTGTAAGTTCCAGTGACAGCAGTTTACGAACATCTTTGGGCTGATCGAGGGCAAGAAAGATCACTTCGCAGTCAAGACCGGGAATCCCCTCGCGTGTCGGCAACCGCAAATGGTGGGTAATAGGGGGCGACCAGCGCATTGGCCCCCAGATATTCTCTGGAAAGATCTCGTTCCACGTCTTGATCGTTGTAGTTCTAAGTTCAGGATAACTGTTACGAACGATTACAAACCGTGAATATCGCACATTATCAATCGGGCTTGGCGGTTGTTTGATGGCTCTAAAGATTATCTCGGCGGCGCAAGCATAAGACTTACCAGAACCCACAGGACCGAGCAGACCACGAAAAAAGCTATCATCTCCGAGGAACTTCCAGACAGTAGGTGACTTGGAAAAATCAAAATTGAGTCCATCAATGGCTGGCTCCTCAGTCGGCTTCCTCTTTGCTGATGCGCCTTTGATCTTCATGCCACCTCCTCTTTTTGCTTTTGATTATCTTCAGCCGAAAGATCGATGACTGGAGTGCCAATGCCTCCAATGACCTCTTCTTCATCTTCCTCTTCGACAGATTCTTTGACTTCATAACTCGTTACCGCTGGGCCATGCAGATTGATTCCAATAATAGACGGCCTGTTCTCATCCTGCACTACCTCCATCAAGCCATAGTGCTTGGCAAGGGTATTCAAAGCCCTCATCTTATCGTGCATCTCTATCTCGATCTGGTTACCATGCATCGTTGGCGTAACCTTCACCTTCTTGATAGCAGCCTTAACATGCCCAGCAAGCTCCTCAGAAGGCCGTACAGCCACGTTGCCAGCATTATCCCACCAAAGTACGTCAGTGATGGACGATGCCGCTACAGCCTCTAATTCCTGCAGCACAGCATCACGCTTTGGAGTAGCAATATCCCTACGGATAGAACGCATTGATCTACGCATGGAGCATTAACCTCTTTAATTCAATAAAACATAGATAAGCCTTCTACAGAAACTTGTCAAAAAATATACTGGGTTAACTAAATGTTGATGCAGATCTCAATTTCCCCTGCACAAGCACTGATGGTTTGAATTTATGAATTTGGAAAAAATATTGAGGGGGAGACCCCGAGAGGACCGCGCAGGGGTGGGGGGCATGTGTCTTGTCTCACAGCGTGGGACTCACATATTGGGCTGGATGCATTTTATATGATGCACATTGCATTTTATATTGTGCATTTGTTTTAGATTGTTGGACCCATTTGGTGGGATGGATGCATTTTATATTGGGCATTTTATATGATGCATTGGGCAATCTATATGATGCATTGCATATGGTGCATTATATGTTTTGCATTGGGTAAATTGCATTCATGCTCGTGGGAACGGTTCCGGTTCTTGCAAGATTGGCCTTGATGAATGCCAGCGTATCGGTTGATACTTGCCCCGGTGTCATGCCATTATCAGCTAATCGATTGGCAACGATTTGATTGGTTTGATAAATCGCATTTGATCCAAATTGGTTGATTGCTCTATTAAATGAATTGAATAGCTGCATACCCTTTGCATCCCTTTCGATATGCGATGGATCATTCTTAGGCTTCTCCCCTATCTCTCTATAGCTATCATCTCGCTCTTCATCATCTTGCCCGATGTTATAAGCTCTCGCGTCTCTTAGCTCCTCCTCGCTTGGGATAGGTGTTTCGCTGCCAAGGTATAGGATTTGATAACGGTTAGTCTTCCATGGGCTTTTCTGATTAGGATACCAAACGGGTTTAAGGTGGCGCAAAATACCATAGCTTTCCAATCGCTTTATGCTCGCCTGGATTGCACTTTTCCCTAATCCGATAATGTTTTCCATCGTTTCATAAGTCGGAAAGCATACGCCGCTCTTATTGGTATAAGCACACAAGACCAACAAAACCCGGTGGTCATTGATCGACAATCGTTTGTCTTGGCAAGCCCTAATGGGAACAGCACTAAACCGTCTTAAATCCCCATCTAACGGGTTAGGCGATGCATTTTTTTTATCTAATGTTTTCATGGCCTTAGTTATAACATCATTTGATATTCGGCACAAATTCATTTTATTTTGAATTATCCTGTTGACAGCCCAATCATGTTAAATTATTGTTGAACAATCGAAACACCAACCACTCGGAGATTCTACCGTGACAATCATTTACAATCTCTCAAAAGTAAATCCAGCCATTGTCGCTCAAATCCACGCGTCACCTAAATACACTAAATGGTTTAGCGAAAAACCCGATCAAATGTTGCGGATTGATGGATCAACCAAAGTGATCAAGGGCAATAAGTTAGGCTATCGGACAGCTATCTTGTACTTGTCGCCTAGCAATATGT